TAAGTGTTAAAGGAGATGATATTAACCAAATTACTTGGCATGATGACAATCCAACTAATATTACTAACGCACAGATTTTAGCAAAACAAGTAGAGTTAAAAGCTGCTCATGATGCTAAATCATATTCAAGAAATAGGGAGGCTGAATATCCATCAATAGTAGATCAATTAGACAAAATTTATCACAATGGCTTAGATGAATGGAAAAAAGTAATTAAAGTAATTAAAGATAAATATCCAAAAGAATAATTTAGGGTATAAAAGCTTTAAATTACCTAAATAATATTAAGGTTTTTATGCTACAAAAAATTAACATACAACCAGGATTTAATAAACAAGTTACAGCAACCGGCGGCGAAGGTCAATGGGTTGGTGGTGATTTTGTTAGATTTAGATATGGCTCACCTGAAAAAGTAGGAGGTTGGGCACAACTTGGAGATAATACTTTAACAGGTAGAAACACAGCGCTTCATCATTTTGTTAATGCAGCAGGAATTAAATACGCAGCAATTGGTACCAACAGATTTTTATATTTATATTCAGGAGGAGCATTTTATGATATTACTCCTATCAAAAGTACAACAACATTAACCAGCGCTTTTACAACAACGCAAAGTGATGCAACAGTTACAATTACATTTGCATCTGATCATAATATTACTAAGTATGACATTATTCGTTGTGATAATTTTTCATCCGCTACTAATTCTAATTTCGACTCCGATGATTTCGATGATACTAATTTTATGGTTACATCCGTTCCAACTTCAACGACTATCACAGTTGAAATGGGATCCGTTGAATCTGGATCAGGAGCTAGTACTTCTGGTGGAGTAAGAGTCCAACATTTTTATTCAATAGGACCTGCGGTTGAAGAATCAGCTGCTGGTTGGGGATTAGGTTTATGGGGTGGAACTGTAGCTGGAGAAATTACGGCAACTTTAAATGGCGCATTAACTTCTGGTTCAACTAGTATAGTTTTATCAGACTCAGGATCTATGCCCGCAACAGGAACAGTTTTAATAGATAGTGAAAGAATTGCTTATACAACAAATACCACAGGAACAGATACTTTATCAGGATTAACTAGAGGATCAGATAATACAACAGCTGCCTCACACTCTGATGGCGCAACTGTATCCGATGCATCAGATTATAGTAAATGGGGTGCTTCACAAACTGGAGATATTGTTACAGCTCCTGGTCTATGGTCTCTGGACAATTTAGGTAATACATTAATTGCTACAATATTTGGTGGTGAAACATTTACATGGAATTCAAATGCAACGGGCGCAACGTCTACAAGAGCAACAATTGCAAGTGGCGCACCCACAGCATCTAGAGATATGTTAGTGTCAACACCGGATAGACACTTAATTTTCTTTGGAACAGAAACTACGATTGGAACATCGTCAACACAAGATGATATGTTTATTAGATTTTCTTCTCAAGAAGATATTACCGATTATGTTCCTACAGCAACTAATAGTGCTGGTACACAAAGACTGGCCGACGGAACACGGATCGTTGGTGCGATTAGAGGTAGAAATGCAATTTATGTATGGACCGATACCGCATTATTTATTATGAGATTTGTTGGAGCACCTTTTACATTTGCCTTTGAACAAGTTGGTACTAACTGTGGTTTGATTGGTAAGAATGCATGTGTTGAAGTTGATGGTACAGCTTATTGGATGTCAGAAAATGGTTTCTTTAGATACGGTGGACAGTTAGAATCACTACCGTGTTTAGTTGAAGATTATGTTTTTGATGACATTAATACAATTCCAAAACAACATATTTATGCAGGTTTAAATAATTTATTTGGTGAAATTACTTGGTTCTATCCAGGTAGTGGNGCTGCATCTAACAATAGAGCAGTAACTTATAATTATATGGATTCAACATCAGAGCGACCTGTATGGACTACAAGNTCACTTGCAAGATCAACATGGGCAGATTCTGCGGTATTTGGCAAACCTCATGCAACAGAATATGATTCAAGCTCAACAAGTGATTCAACAGTAGGTAATACGGATGGTTGTACAACGTACTATGAACATGAAACAGGAGTGAATCAAATTAAATCAGGTGCGGCTACAGCTATTGCTGCAAACATAGAATCTGGAGATTTGGATATAAGTTTAACAGAAGGTGGTGGCGCATCTTTACAAGGAGATGGTGAATANATAATGAAAGTTAGAAGAGTGCTTCCAGACTTTTTACAACAAACTGGAGACGCACAAGTAACTTTAAATTTAAAAAATTATCCAACAGACTCACAAGTTAGCTCATCATTAGGTCCATTTACTACAAGCACAAGCACAAATAAAATAGACACACGTGCGAGAGCAAGAGCTATATCTTTAAAAGTTGGTAACACAGGTACTGGACAACACTGGAAACTTGGAACATTTAAATTAGACATACAACCGGACGGGAGAAGATAATGGCATTAACAATGGACCAATTAAATGCAGCTTATGAAAAGGCAAAATTTTCTAATACTGCTCCAGTTGGCTTTGAGGATATGAATATATATAGAAATACTGTTGTTCCGCAGAATGTTAATATTCCTTCTGGTTTAAATATTACTAATATAGCACCGGTAACAGAAGCACAATCTGTTACACAATCTAATGGATTAGATTATCTTTTAAATCAAGGTGGTGATGACAATAATTATGTTAACAAAAACATTAATTATGATAATCTTAAAATACCGACTCTACAATCTGAAAAAAGAAATAAATTATCGTCAGGTATTATAAAAGCTTTTAATATTATAAAAGATCCTATAACAGGGCTTATTAGTTCTGCAATAGGTATGTTACCAGACAGAGATTCAAGACAAGGAACATTAGAAAATTTTTATGGGGACAATTTTGGTTTAACAAGTTCAGGTAGTGTTGCTAGTGGTATTATGCAAGGTTACAATCCTGTGTCAGGATTTGGTGATAAAACACAATATGGTTTAACATCAGCTATAGATAAAAGAATAGATAAAATAAAAAAAACAATGCTATCAAAAATTAAAAGGTATGGAAGTACTTATGATTCTTCAAAACAATTAGATAAAATAAAACAATTACGAGCAGTAAAAGAAAAAGAAGCAGCAGCATTTGAACAAGCGCAAAGAGCAAGAGAAGCTACAACGGCGGCTAGAGCAATAGCAAGGAACCCACAAGTATATAGAGATGCCGGTGTAGGTAGCGGAGGTTTTGCTTCTCAAAATACAGGTACTAATCCAAATTTTTCCAATAAAACCGGCAGAGGAAGAACTGGTTACGGCACAGGAGGCATCGTTACTTTATAATGGCTAGAATAACACAAGTATTAACTCACCCTAAAAAAGAATATAAACAAGAAGTAGCAGAATCTTTGAACAGAGATTTATCTGCTGTAATACAAAAATTAAATTCAACCTATCAAGAAGATTTAAAGGATGAAATAGAATCGTTTAACTATTTTATAAACTAATGGCTAATTCATTTGTAAACAAAAAAGTAGATTTAACTAGCACAGCAGCTACAACACTATATACTGTGCCATCAGCTGCAACAGCGGTTATTAGATCTATTCTCGTGTCTGAAGATTCAGGAAACGCGGATACAATAACGGTCACTATTACAGATACAGCTGATGCTGTATTTAGCGTGTTTAAAACTAAATCAATCAGTGCTAATGGGACCACGGAACTGTTAACGGCTCCATTGGTAGTTAAGGAAAGTGAAGTCGTAAAAGTGACAGCAGCAACAGCAAATAGACTACATGTAGTTTTATCAGCCTTAGAAATTAAACCAAGAATTGTAACTTCATAGGTTGATTTATGTGTACAAACAAAGTATTATTAACAACTCAGGTTAAATTCCTGCCTCTAACAAATTAATATAAAAAATTATGATAGATCAAGGAATTACAACATTAGATACAGGCGCACCGGATATTACTTACGAAGGTAATGAAGGTGTTAAATCACCGAAACAAGAAATGGCTTTTAATATGAAAGAATACATGGAAGAATTTGAAAGCGTNTTTCCTGAGATGATACCGTTAAGAGGCACTGATGAATATAATGAGGATTTAGAAAATTATTTTAGAGGACTAGCATCTAAACAAGGTGGTGGTATTGGTGATATGGCTGAGTTTGATATGAAAGAATACATGGAAGAATTTGAAAGCGTTTTTCCTGAGATGAAAAATCAAAGAGGAACACCTGGGTACATCAGAGATTTAAAAGAATACTTTCAAGGACTAGCATCTAAACAAGGTGGTGGTATTGGTGATATGGCTTCTAGAGGTCCAATTATTCCAAGCGATGAAGATCCTATAAATCCTTTTAGACCAAAACCAATAGGACCCTTACCAGACAGACAGATGGCTGCCTTTGGTGGTATCATGGGCCTTGATCAAAGAAAACAGTATGGCTTGGGTAGTAAATTTAAAAGAGCATTCGGTAAAGTAACAAAACCTTTTACAAAAATTGCACAGAAATTAATGCCAAAAGAATTGGCAGGTATTGCACAATACGCTGCACCGTTTGCTGGGCCTTATGCACCTTTACTTTATGCAGCAGGAGCAGCTAAACAAAAAGGAAAAATTAATCCCATAATGTTAGCAATGATGGCAGCACCTTATGCTAGAATGACACCTGGAGATGGTTTAAGTTATGGTACAGCTGCAAACAATCCTGAAAGTTATGGTTTAAGAGATTTAATTACAGGTGGTGGAAGAGATTCTAGTTATACTGGTGAAAGTTTATTTGATAAATTTGGTGCCGGTGATGCAGGACTTAAAACAGATGAGTTTATATTTGGGGCACCTACAGAATATGCAGGTAGAAACGCTACAAAAACAATTGATGTACCCACACAACAAGTTGCGCCACAGCTTCCTGAACCAGTATCTTTTACAATACCAGCTCAAGGTACACAAAAAATAATTTCTCCTGAAACATCAGGATTACTAGGTAAAGGTGGAGAAATGTATCAAGCTTTTGGTGGTAGTGGAGATGTAGGAATTGCAGATACTATAATAGGTAAAAAAGCTTTCTTTGATGCAGCAGGAAAACCAAGCATGTTGAAACTTGGATCATGGGCCGTGGGTATTGCATCAGCAATACAAGCTGGTAAATATAAAGATGAACAAGATGCAGCAGATGCAGCAGAAGCTGCAGCGTTAGCCGCAGACTCAGAAGCATCAGAAGCAACTCTAGCAGCAGCAAGAGCATGGGCTATAGAAACATTTGGTAGTATGAGTGTTTATGCAGACGGTGGTAGAATTAATAGAAACATGGGTGGTATATCATCACTACAGACACAAGCATCAGACGTTACACCACAAGGAATGGAACTTGACTTACGTGGCGGAGGGTTTATACCCATAGGAGCAAAGGAAAAAGCTGATGATGTTCCAGCAAGAGTCAGTAAAAATGAATTTGTATTTACAGCGGATGCTGTAAAAGCTGCAGGCGGTGGAAGTGTCAACGAAGGCGCTAAAAGAATGTACGACACAATGAAAAGATTGGAATCACAGGTAGCATAATGGCTGAAACTATAACTAACATAACACAACCGGCACCGATATTTGAAGAAGGTGCTAAAAAATATTTAGCAGAATTAACAGGACAGACGGATGTCAGTAGAGCACTTGACACATCTAAATTTGCTCCAGGTGTAGCGAAACAAAATGCATTAGCGCAAGCAATGCAACAACAAGCAGCAACACAAGCGGGTTTAGGTACTCTAGGATTTGATCAACAAGGTGCAATTAGTGGCACAACCGGTGCAACAGGTATTGGTGGCTATCAACAATATTTAACACCAGCAGCAGCACAAGCAGGAACTGCGGGTACAACTTTAGGAAATGTTAGAGGACAATTAACAGGAGCTGCAACAGCAGCAGGATTAGCTCAACCATTATTAACACAAGCAGGTCAAGATATTGGAACAGCAGCTACAACATTAGGCGGTACTGCAGGTTATTTATCAGGTGCAGCAGGATTAACTGGACCAATGAGCACGGCTCAAAGAGAGGCTTATGAAAGTCCTTACCAATCACAAGTTAGACAAGCAACTTTAGGTGAATACGACACACAAGCAGCGGCACAAAGATCAGCAGTTACACAACAAGCAGGATTAGGTACAGTTGGTAATTTAGATTCAGGTAGATTTGGTGTACAGCTTGGAGCTTTTGATGCACAGGTAGCAAGAGACAGAGCTTTAATGGATGCACAATTAAATCAACAAGCATTTGGTCAAGCACAAGGCGCAAGGCAACAAGATTACACTAACCAATTAGGATTAGGTCAAGCACAACAACAATATGCCGGTGCTCAAGCAGGACTTGGATCACAAAGACAAGCATTAGCACAGTCACAACAACAATTAGCAGGAACTGGATTAGGTTTAGGAACTGCAGAACAACAATTGGCACAACAACAATTAGGTCTAGGTCAATACTACGGTAACCTAGCACAGCTACAACCACAATTAGCAGGACAACAACTTGCAATAGGTCAAGGTTTAGCGGGTGGAGATTTACAATACAGACAAGCAGTTGAAGATGCTGCAAGACAAGCTAATCAGATGGCTCAGTACGAACCACTACAAAGACTAGATAGATTTGGTCAAGGACTAACAGGTGTTATGGGTGGATTAGGTTCTGTTCAAACACAAACTGGTACAGGTGGAGCAGCAGCTCCAAGTCCATTTGGTAGTGCATTACAATCAGGTATCGGT